CCTGAGGTGTTCTGGGGAGGTAAGAAACAGACGCTACACGCTGAATCAGCTTTGAGAAGTTATCGTAATCAACTTCATCAAGGTCACTATATGTCAACTTTGGCATATCCTCTTTATCAAGGAACATACCGTTGATGATTAGCGTCTGTGGTACTAGATCGTTGTTTATCACATCAGCTATAAGCTTCAGGTGCTTTTCAATAGCAAGAGCGAGTAGATCATTCTTAGACTCACTGAGAGCAAAAGAGCCTGATCCATCATTACCAAGCTTGAGAACATCAGCAAGATAGAGCATCAAGATTTCATTCTGTTTTCTCTTGATGATATCGTCTGTGTCGTACTGCTTACCACCACCTTCCACACCAACAATCTTGAACTCAAACAGCGGCTTACCACTCTGATTATATGCAATAGGCATGATGATGTGTGTTTGAGAACCAGCGTGTAGGTTAGCAGCATCTCTCTCAAGCTGTGCTATAACAGCAGCTTCCTGACTGTTAGGGTCTTCAGCGGCCTTGGATAGCCAACCTACATCGATACCAAGCTGAGGGATACCGCCAAGGTCTTTAGCAACACCAACAGCTTCATATTCTTCAATGATACTCTTAAACTTCCAAGGAATATAGGCACCATTCAGCAGACTTGCACCTTCAGGGTTACTACGGCGAGTCCCATACCTGAACAACATAAACTTGTTTCTAGGTATAGGGATGACACCCCCAGAGACACCTTTCAACGGCATACCCTGTGCAGCGTTTGTCAACTGTGTGAGTGACTGTTCAAAACCAATCAACTCTCTACCGTTGTTATCAAACAACCACTTATACACTGTATCTTGTGATCGAGTGGCAAGTTTGCGCCAGTGGTAGGAGCCTTCATATTTACCTTCCTTAACCCGACCATAGACCTTTTCACTGATGTGATAGCCATAGATACGATAGGAGCCAACTTCATTAATAAACTCAGACCATGTCTGATCCTGCATGTTGTTCATACACCAATTTAGGAAGTCAGCTGCCTGTACAGCCTTTTTGTTCTTCTTATCAGGTGGTACAAACTTCCAGTTAACTCTCCCCAACATAATATCAATAACATTGTTGGCTGCTGCTATTGTGGGGTCATACATCATCTTTTTATAGGTTTTAACAGACTGAGGCCATCTCAGTTCTTTTCTGGCCTCCTCAAGGACGATACCATTGATATGATTGAGGCCAATATAACCTTGTTCGCTCTTTACAACAGATGCGATTTTACTCATTGTTTTGCTTTATTAACCTCGGTGTAGTATTTGTTTCAGCCCTGAAACTCTAGTATCTTTGTTAATGGTCTGGTTGTTAGGTAGAGTGAAACTTGGCAGCACACGTTTAGCACTCAGGTAGTTAAAAGCTGAGGCTGTGCAGTCCACCCAATCATCATGTCTAATCTTTGAAGCTTCACCATCAAAACTCTCAAGCTCTTTCAAGTAAGCCTCAAGAGTTGATTTGTTGGTAAAGGTACTCTCCACAATGTATACAAGACCATTTTGTGCAGCAGAGGCGAAGGGTTGAAAACGTATCAGTTTACTCTTATTGGAAGGCATCGGGTCTTGATAGGTTCGATACCCTCTCTCAATCAGCTTCTTAGCACTCTCCTGATACTCAACCATACCAGCAGCAGCAGGGTCTTTTGGTAGAATGACATCTACCTCTTTACCGTCGAGAGAGCACTGGTTGAGGATCATCATATCCCTAGCACCAGCTCTCTTCCTAAAGCGACCTGCAATACCACTTGTAGGCTCTTTACTCAACTCGTCCCAATCACCTATAAGATAATAGTAACCATCCCTACACTTAGCCATTTTGATTGAAGCTGTGTAGTCTGGATCACGGTTGACATCATTAGGCTCCTGTGCAGCTTTATCCCACGCTCTACACAGGGTGGCTCCAAGAGGAACCTCTGTAGCCTTCTGTAACCATTCCCGTTGAAAGTAGTTTGCACCTTTAGCTCTGGCGTACCAGTTACCATAAAGCAAACGAGCCTTGTCAACATCGTTGAGGCCCTCAAGGAATGATAAGTAGGCAGGGTTCTCTTTAAGTAATGGTGGGTTGTCGTAGATAGTGCCTGATATAAACTGGAAGGTCATAGGTCGCTGACCCTCAATAGTACAAAGATGCATTAGCTCTTCAGCTGTCTCACCCCACACAAAATTACCACTCTTTCTAACAAAGTAGCGGATAGCTCCGTCTTTTTCAGGGTCTGGGTAGCCCTGATCATCGAGATACCACTCAATAAGTGGTAGAACCCAACTATTAGGATCTGGGTTGCAAGAGAGAACCATTCTAGAGTCACCTTCAGCAGATGATCTCAATCGAGACATTAAGTATTCAACTTGTTCCCATTCAAAATGAGTCGCTTCATCGAAGAGAATTAGACTATATTGTACAGATGTTATTTTCTTCAACACAGCTCGCTATTTCTGTGTCAGCAGCTTTACCTGCGTCTCTATATCACTATAGAGCTGAGACTATATCTTCATCCACAAGTATTCAGTGGATGCCTACCATTTCGACTCGCTTGAGTCTACTCCCTTTCGGGATAGTCGTTACACGTTACCATTTAAAACCTTTAGAGATAGATGTAAAAGTTCTTCTACTTTTTATATTTTTAACGTTATAAAAAGAGGTATTAAACATCTTAGCAATTTCTTGCATTGGTATTTTATTTTCAAGTGCTTTACATATTTTTAAAGCTTTTTCAGGTGAAATTCTTCCTTTTCTAGGAACAAGCTCAAAATTATAATCGTCAGAAATCCAAACCCACGATTTCTTTTGGAGGATATCCTGCACAAGATTAATATTTGTGCCTAGAGAAGTGGAAACATCAGTTGCCTTAAAACCCTGCTCAAGTTTTCTACAGATGCTGTGTACAAGTTCTACAGAAGCTTTGTCAACACCTATAAGATCGTTTTGCCAAGCATGTATCATGTTTTCAGAACGAGTAACCCATTCTAGATTCCATGCATTATTGTTTGATTTATCACCATCAATATGATTGACATGTTTATCTTCAGAAAACCCATCACAAAAGACTAAGGCAACTAAGCGGTGGACATAAACATTTTTCTTTATTCCATCATCGCCAAGAAGTCCAACCTGAACATAACCCCTATCCTGTAGTTTAAGAAAACGTTCAGACAGGTGACTGTAAACTTCTCCTGAGCTTGTAACACTATAACTTGAAAAACCAATTTCTCTTAAAGATTTCATAGCTACTCTCTTTTCGCTGTGGTATTCGCTCGGTATTGTCTCTAAAGTTACAAATAGAGAGTTTCACCGAATTAGATAAGTTATTCAACACACATTACTGTGTGAGGGGGCTACAATATTAACCCTTGATGATCATGTTTGTTCTTAACATGTTCCATGTGGTGAAACTTAACAGTCGCACCTGAGGGAAACGTCATCTTCAGCTTTCCCTCTTGTATCCTTGGTCTATGATATGGTGGAAGTTCTGCATAAATCTTCTTAGCAGTATCCCACATACCACCTTGACCTGTCACCTGTACAGTCGTTCTACGAAACACCACACAAGTGAAGTTAGGGTCGTTAGCATACCTTAGCGGCAGCATGTTGAGAATGAAGGACTTACCTGAACCTGCTGCACCACCTATGATCAAGAAGTCAGCATCACTTTGGATCATCATCTCCTGCTTCTTAGAGGCTGGTGCAAACATTCACTAGACTCCTTCCTTAGTACAAGAGATGGTTGATTTCTCCATCTTACCACCCATTGAGAGGCTGATCATTGGAGGAATCTGTTTAGTCCCACCTTCAGGGATACCTTCAGTGTCTGCGTAATAGTTATCCTGAACAGTTTCTACAACGCCCTCTTCAATAATCTCATCCACAAAACGCTTATGGGTTTCAATGACGACCCTTGCAGCACCCATGCGGGAGGTACTCTGCGCTGTCTCATCATTCATCACCCTAATCATTACCAACATTGCTTCTTCAACATTGTCAGCCACCAGCTCCTTAAGAGCTATCTTCTTTTCAAGTAGCTTCTTAGAGGCGATAAAGTCCTTGGTGGCACCGGCAGGGCGTCCAAGGGTTTTTGTTGTTCTAGCCATCGTCTTTAATCTATCTCCTACTTGTTTTTCAACAGAGTTAACAAAAAGATGGTGGTAAAAGATGTAGACAGGCTCACAAAGAGTCCTATAGCCATTATCTTTTACCACCAATGAAACGACCACAACCCTTAAGAGAGCACTATCCACTTATTTCTTAACACACAGGAGGAGGAATGTGTTAAGCGTTAGATAGTCATGGGTGTGGTCTGGACATCACCTTGTGTGAGGAGGAAGGAAGGTATAGGAAGTTAAAGGAGGAATAAACAGCCTATGAGAAGAGTCTCAACAGCTTAAGAGCAGCATCTTCCTCTTCAAGTGTGAGAGGACTGCCCATAAACTCTTCATCACACAATCCAGCCTGTCCTGAACACACAGGACACATTAGCTCACCCACTTCATACCCATCAACCATCACTGTGTTGCAAGCTCTACAACGCTGATGTGGTATAAGGTTTTCACTAAGTAGTGGAGGTGGTAGCTTAGGGGGAGGAGGATTATTGAGACTCTCAAGTGTTTGATTGTTTGTTTTATAGGGACACATATTTACACACCTTAATTTATTAAATAAAACATGAAAGATGTTAAAGATCTGTAGAGGAGAATGTACACCCTATCATGGTATTATTTCTTTCATATAATAAAAGTAATCACGATTTTGAGATTGTCAAGAGGTCTTTTAAAATAATATTGTGTTTTAGTGAAGATTTTTCACTAAAGAGGATACTTGATAGGCCTACTTAGTCCTTCATAGAACTATATAGTTACTCTTTACTATTATCTCTTTCTTATTCTCTTAATATTTCTTCTATAAATATAAGAGTAAATAGTTAAGAAAGAATTATAGGTACAGATTCTATATAGTCCTATTCAGTCCTCTCTAGTGACCTATTAAAATAGTAATCACGATTTTGAGATTGTCAAGGGCTGAGAGTAAAATAATTTATTTAGTAAGAACCTCTTGACAAGTG